AGCATAGCCTTGTGCGCCATGATGTGAGACTCGTGATCTTGGTAAACAAACGCCTTAACCGGCTTACCATTGATGATATTCATGTTCTCAGTGATCGGATCGACTGGAGTCATGTCATCATCTGTGGGAACAAGCTTCTCTGCGTCCCGAATGTTCAGGATTTCTAGCATTTGCCGGTGCAATTGAGGCATGTCGTACATCTGAGGCGCTTGTTGCGCTAGTTGTAGTGCAGCTTGGTACTGCATGATGCGTTGAGCCATCGTTCCTGCGTTAGGATCGCTGACTGGGATGATGTCTACCCTGTCATCGAAGTCCGAAGCCACCAATGGCTCCTTGTTTTCGTCGTATGGGTACGTTTCAGGCCCAAAATCACGCACCACATTTGATAAAAGCCGCAATTCCGACCTCATAGAGGCGTGTAATCGCGCTTGAACGGCGCTCATGACCTTCATTGACCGCTCAAGTATGGCTAAGGTGGTGCCAACCGGCGCTTCAGCGTTCATATCGGACGCTTTTACGTCAGCAGCGGACGCAAAACGTCGCCCTTCCTCTACAATGTCGCCCATAAGCTGGTACAAAACCGTGCTTGGCTCTTTGTAGGGCAAGAAACTGATGTTTTCGCCTATGCTTCCGCCGGGAACGTCCACATCGCGGAACTCTCCGGGCATAATCGGGGTGTCATCACCCTTGATTCGCAGTCCACGGGCCTTCAAACCACCCGGAAGGTTCGCCAAAGTGCCTGCATCGACTAGTTGCCGCAGTAAAGAGGTGGCAGATTTAGCCAATCCACCAATCATGTGGAGCAAACCGAAGCCATAGAAGCCCAATCCGGGCATATACTGATAGTGAACGAAGTGCTGACGAGCCATTTTCTGCTCGTCTGACTCGTACCAGTTACGTCGGATGGACAAAATGGTGCGAGAAGACAAATCAATCGTCACCACATACGGCAACATGATGCCTGTCTGCTCACCCTTCACGGTATCTTCAAAGCCGGGAAGGTCTAAATGGACATTCATCTCCAACAAGACGTGACGATAGTCGAGATCATAGTTGGCTGAGTCGCCAGTAAGCTCGTTGTACTTCTTTTCTATGTCATCGTAGTCAGGAGAAGGTGCCGGTAAATCCACATCCGAGTAGAATCCGGCGACCTGAAGCTTGCGTACCTCGTTTGCGCTACGACGCATAACGTGTGTAGCCCTCTCACAAGTCTGCAAGTCCGAAGCTCCGTAGCTAACAACGAAGTCTTCTGCTGGTACAAACATGCTGCAAGGTCTGCTCATGTTTGGATCGTAGTAAATCTTGCGGAACGCAGAGCCTGCAAGCGGCAAAGAGAACAAAAGCCTCTCTGTCTCAGTGCGGTACTCGCTCATTCTTTCAGTCAGCAAGTAATTCAGGTAGTCCTGAACCCTTTGAGCCTGATCCTGCTTCTCATCAGTGACCACACCAACAACAGAAGTCTTGGCTGGGCCAGCAGCAGGGAACAACTCTTGGATAGACTGCGACTGAAAGCGGATAACTGCTTCCGTCAAAAGCGGATGGAACACGCCACAAGCGCCATCCCAAGGGGTGGTGCGGTCTTCATGCTTGAGTCCTAACAGATCCAAGCCTTCAATGTATGTGCGCTCCCAGTCTGAACGGCTTTCTTTGTCAGACTTGTACTGCCCTACTAGGTCAGTAGCAATCCCTTGTAGCTCACCATCGTCAATATATTCGGCAAGGTTAGCATCATGAGGGATCATGCCCGTCAGGGAATCCTGTGGATCAAAGTCGAAGATCATGCCCCCGTCTTCTGTCTCAATAGAAACAGCTTCTGGGTTGACGATCTCAATCTCTAGGTCAGGCTCACCGTCCTGACCCTGAGAGAACATGCTTTGCTCTGGAGTCGCCAGAGGGCGGTCGATTGCCATTTAGCCGTTCTTACCGAAGTCTCGTGTACGAGCCTTGCCGTTTCCACGCATAGAGACGTTCCCGCCTTCTTTATTGTTCAGCATGGTAGGGCCGCCATTAGCCATTAGCTTGGTGCTCATTCGCACCTTACCGCCACCAGCCATCTTGCCTTCGCCGTCAGCAGCGTAGAATGGAACCATCTGCCCATCCTTCTCAACCATAGGCAGCTTGCCGCCAGCTTTGTAGCCTTTGGTCTTCATCTTCCCGCCAGCCATATATCCTTTAGTCTTCTTCATGGTCATCCTTTGAGTAAAGATTATCAAAAACCTGATTAACGTCTAACGTGTAATCCAAGTCCGACTTGCTGTAGTGGATGTGCTGCGATGGCCTGAAGTCTGGGGCACCTTCCCCGGTTTCAAACCATGCTGGATGAGTCACTCTAACTCGATTATTCGGTAAAGCAACGATATTTCCAGTCCACTTCCCAGCATCCAGAAGCTCCATCACATGACTCTGCTTGTGTTGCGCTGGGTCATCAGCTATCTCGTTATCCGTGTAGTCCACGGTAAACAAGTATTTAGCTGGGTACATCTTGCCGTCGATCTTAGCAAGCCACGGACATGGCGTACAACGATCCAAGACATACACAGAATGATCTCTCGAACTGCAATCCCACGGCTGGGCGGCCCATGTCGGCATAGGATCAGGCCACTCTTCAAGGGGCGTATCGCCTACAAGCGCAGTCAAAGGCATCCTTGCCCACATCGCGCCACCGTGAACGTTAGGCTCGTCGGTGTCGTATGTCTCTGCGCCGGTAAAGATCACCTGAAAACTCAAGCTCCTGCACGGCATAGTCGTTACCGCTATCGCCATTGCATGAATAAACTCGCCGTGATACTTGCGGTGGTTGTATGTGTACTCGCGTCGTACCCAGCATTTGAAGTACGGAATGTTGCTTTGGAGATACGCCATTACGCAGACTCTCCGTAGAACCGCTCCTCCCACTTCTTGTGCCTACGGATAGGCTCCTTGAAGTAAGGTAGGAATCTAGCGATGTACAAAACAAATCGGTTAACAAGTCTCAACGGCATAGGCAGTGGTCTCAGGTAATCCAGAAACAACACTATACGATATCCGTTGGTCATGTTCACGGCGAAATGCTCGTATGTGTCATCAAACACCACGGCCTTGCCTTCTTCCCACCGATACTCTTGCTTATCGACCACAAGGACACATCCCTTCCCATCGGTTGGAACCTGTATCCCCATGTGAATTCTTAGAACGCCGCACCACGGCCCATTGTGTGGCATCAGCATTTTGTTTGGCCCGATTACAGAAAAGTAGGCAGATACCAAATTCTTATCTGAATCTAGGATTTTCATGGTCTCTGGGAACTCTTGGCAGTTCCTCTCGAACCGCACGTTCCCTGCCTTGAGGAAAAACATCTTCCACTTGTCATCGTTTGAGATGAACGTCTGGTCTGGGCTGATCTCTTGGAACGGTGCGAACTCATGCAGTCGTACTTGCATCTGCTCGAACTCAGCCTTTATCACATCGTAGTTCTCTTCAAGAACGTCAGTGAAAGGAAAGTCTTTGTTCTCAAAGAATACCTTGTCACCAAAAGTGGAGTACCTTCGGAAGAACGGCTTTAACACCGTGTCTATCACATACCCTTTGACTTCAATCAATAGTACGAAGCCCTTCTGGGGTAGTGAGGCTCATCCTCTTCATCGGAGTTTAGCCTCAAGAACCCGCCTTGGCGGAACCTGAGCAGTGCCTGTGTCGATGAGTCCACAAGGTCATCGTGGTCACCAGCCGGGAAAGCAGCGAACTCTTCGATCACTTCCTCGGCAAACCTTGTTCCGGGTGCCCATACAATGCCAGATGCAAACAGGTCTGAGACGGCATTCACACGACTGATCTTGTCGTTACCTCTGGACGGGGTGTACTCCGCGACTGGGATGCCCATCGCTCGTAGCTCGAAGATCAGCGGTGTTCCCGCCGCTTTAGCCTCCACGATAGTGGCATCAGGTTGCCAGTCGTTATAGAACTCCATTGCCGCTTTCTTCAGTTCTGGGAACTCAAGACGCTCTTTGTGAGCATCCAGCAGTATGATATTCGGCTGGGTTACGCCATCATCGTCGGGCTTGTAGAAAACACCCCAAGTAGTGCAAGCGGAGAAGTCGGAACGCTGCGTCTTCAAGAACGCCGTATCCCACGACTGAATTATAAATTCACACGGCGGCGGACGATCATCGTCCCATCTTTGCCACCATTCTCTTTTGACCAACGCCCCTTCTTCGGAGGTGGGGTCTTGCTGGTACTGGGCATTCCATTTGGGTGCCGGTAGTTCGTTCTGTAGGGAGGTTAGTTCCTCCAAAGACCAGAACTCAGGCCATAGCGCCTTGCCGGATGGCATGATCGCTGGGAACTCAATCACCTCCCATTCATCGGTGCCTGCCCGTTGAACGGATGATTTGATGATCTGTCCCGTCAAATCTCGTTTGTGCCATCGGGTCATAACCACAATGATGGCTCCCCCCGGCTGCAAACGCTGTCGAGGCCCGGAGGTATACCACTCGTATACACGGTCAAACACGCCGGGATCTGCACTCTGGCCTTCTTGCTCAGAATGCGGGTCATCAATGATCAGCAGGTCGGCACCTTTACCAGTAAC